GTAAGTGGCCGAATGACTGAGATGCGGCCTTTCATGATAGAATTATCTCAGAATAAATTTTAACTGCAGGGTAGATCAGTGGTAGATCGGGTGGCTCATAACCACCAGGTCGGCGGTTCGATTCCGTCCCCTGCTCCCAATTTGCCGAATCGGAGGACAAGGGGCTCCATGCCCCGTCCGGTAAGATACTAGTCACTCGACAACGGCTTACTCCGATTCGGCTCGATTTTTTTATTATGACACCTAAAAAACAAAAATCCCTTTACGACAAGTATCCAAAGATCTTTGCCTCCGCGTCGAAGCCAATGACGGAGACGTGTATGTGCTGGGGAATCGAATGTGACGACGGATGGTATGACATCCTCGACACACTCTGTGCACAAATTCAACATCACTGTGATCGTGATGAATATGTTCCTAAGTATAGTCCGATCACTTACTGGGTATTTCGTGAGTGGCATCGCTTCTACAATCGATTCATCGAACGTTGGGCTTATCGGCACTTCATCACGAAGGCCGGAGTTCCACAAAGCTTTCCGGTAGATGGTTCTCCTGAATATGCTCGATATGACGGTCAATGGAAGAAACTGGTGGCTTTTCAAGACAGATGGGACGCCAGATGGATATTTTACCAAGAGCTCTCTGGTCGAAAGGTTCATCCTCAAGTTACCTTTGAACAGGTCAAGGAGAAGTTCGGAACTCTGCGTATCTACAAGAATGTCTCGGACGAATATGTGGATGGCTTGATCTCCATGGCCGAGTCCTGGTCCGCACGAACATGCGAGGCCTGTGGATCAAATCATGATGTGAAGTCGAGGTCCAATCACTGGATCGCTCTGCGTTGTCGTGAGTGTCGAGACGACGAGACTCAGAACTATAACTAATCCATCGACCCTATGGTCTAGCGGTTAGTACACCTCCCTTTCACGGAGGTAGCCCGGGTTCGATTCCCGGTAGGGTCGCCATTTACAATGCAACATACAATGCAACACATCTACACGATCAATGGAATCATCATCGACTTAGTCGTGATCGTATACCTGATCAAGGACTTCATCGACCATCAAAAACGCCCATGACAAATAAAGAAAAGCTTGGACGATCAGGCGAACTATTGCCGCACGAACGGGAATACTGGTCGGCATTCGTCACCCACGACCCAGACGCCTGCGCTGGTAACCACTGCCCCGTCCACAACCCGAGCAACCACACGATGCGCTACTGGCCGCTGAACTACCGCACCGACCGAGGCATCACCGAACGAATCTGCCGCTGCGGAGTCGGCCACCCCGACCCCGACTGCCAACGCGCCCAAAAAGACTCGACGCACGGCTGCTGCGGCTGCTGCACCAACCCAAACTACTACAAATGAACATCTGAAGCCGGACTATCTCTGAGAAACAATTTACTGTACTTCAGCGGCTCAATGCCGTATGATGTCTCTTCATTTTATGTCACCTATTCTATCAACATCTCGTGAATCGATTCGCGTCTTACAAGAATGCATTGAATTGCAGACTCGTAAAGGCGTGGACTATCAAAATGCCGTGTCTCGAATCAAGCAAGCCGATTACTATCCAAATGGCATCTTGACTCTGATGGACATCGTCCATGCCAAGAAGCTTCGTTTGGAATCCGTGGTTTCAGCCATGCTAAACGATCCAAACTATCAACCCAACTTCGAATCGATCGAGGACTCGGCCAAGGACATGGCTAACTATTGCTCGTTCATCGTCTCATACTGTCGAGGCAAGATGGATGGTCAAAAAGCAAATCATGACATTTTTAATCGTCCCAAGAAGGAGGTCAAGGGATAATGCGGAACATCAATGACATTCGCAAAGAGTTCTCGGATCTTTTGAGGAACGAGAACTTCACGATCGACAAGACCGGAGCTCTGACCGTCGAGATCATCGGAGTTCAATTCATGGCCGATGAGCCGACGATCTTTGGCTCCGTGAATGACGACTACGTGAAGCGTGAGCTTCAATGGTATGAGTCAAAGTCACTAAACGTGAATGACATTCCCGCCAAGGTTCCAGAGATCTGGAAGAAGATCGCGACGCCCAATGGATTGATCAACTCGAACTATGGATGGTGCATCTGGTCGAAGGAGAATGGTAGTCAATATGACGGATGCCTGAGAGAACTCATCTGCAATAAGAATTCACGTCGTGCGATCATGATCTACACGCGTCCTTCCATGCATGAAGACTTCTGTAAGGACGGCATGTCGGATTTCATCTGCACGAACACGGTTCAGTACTTCATTCGTGAGAATTCCATGCATGCCATCGTCTCGATGCGAAGCAACGATGCCTGGGCTGGATATCGTAACGACTACGCCTGGCAGCTTCATGTATTGAAGAAGCTTCTGAATGACTACAATCGTTTGACGGAATCCAACGTCGATCTGGGTCACATCGTCTGGAACGTTGGAAATTTACATGTCTATTCGAGTCAGTTCTATCTGATCGATCATTTCGATCTGACTGGACAGCACTCGATAAGTAAGGAAGAATATCGTAAGTTCTATCCTAAAGTACGCCCCTATGCAAACTGAAGTCGACAAATGGGACATAAGATTTTTGGACATGGCTCGACAAGTCGCATCATGGTCCAAAGATCCATCGACTCGTATTGGAGCGGTTGTTGTTCGAGATCGAAAGATTTTGTCTACTGGCTACAATGGCTTTCCTAGTGGAATTGAGGATAATCCAGATCGTCTAAATGTTCGTGAAGTCAAATACAAGTATATTGTTCATGGCGAGATGAATGCGATCTACAACGCGGTCGAACATGGTGTTTCTCTGAAAGGAGCAACTCTCTATGCCACTGGCTTACCAATTTGCTCTGAATGTGCCAAGGGAATCATTCAGGTTGGTATTAAACGCGTGGTCGTTCCACGACAGATCGTGGCCGAGCAATGGATTAAGTCATGTGACTTTACTAAAGAACTCTTTGCGGAAGCCGGAATTGAATACGATTGGATTCAATATTATGAAAATTGAAGCGACTCCATACTATCAGGACTTTCTGCGGTATTACGATCTGGCTCGAGAGCAACAGACCAAGTGCAATGTCTCCTCTCTGCCTCCATATGGAATGATGACTCATCGAGAATCGAAGATGGGTGATGATCTCATGGAACACGTCGAACTGTACGACGTCGTCGAGCGTAAGTATGCCGGATTCTCTCAGATCGTCAATGACGTCTTCTATGGATGGACCGATCGTCATCCGTACTGGAAGAAGATGCAAGCCGGAATGATCACCGAGCAGAGGAGTCAAGTGGCTCATGACTGGATTGGAAAGCATGATGACTTCTCTCTGGCCGAATGGCTCTACATCTTCATCCTTCATCGAGTGTGTGGTTCTGGCATCAACTATGCTCAGAAACCTTCGGGGTACCATAACACTCTCCTCTTCAAGCTTCATCGAGCCAAGACGATCGAGGATATGTGCGAGATGGTCCGTCATGAGTCGAACTCATTCTACACATCCGTGGGTTATCAGTTTCCGGCGTTTCCCAAGCCTTCATCGAAGTACAAACGTGGAGGAGACTACTTCCTTTGTGAGTATGCTCCACGACTGGCACGAGATCTGGCCGATTGGCTCGTGAAGGGTCAGAAGAAGACTCTTCGAGAGATCGGAAGCTTCATGCTTGACTGGAACGTGCGAAATGGCCTGAGACAGTATCACTTTCAGTACGCGGCGATCGTGGCCGACATCGCCGACTGGTATCCTCAATACGTCGTTCGCGACTCGATGTTCTTCTATGGTTCCAATGCGATCGAATGTATCTCGTACCTGGCTCGTCCCCTCAAGAAGATGAAGACCGAAGACTTTCTAGACTCGGTCATGGAGATGGCATGCAAAGATACCGGCAGTGTGCCTTACGATTGCGAAGATGTTTGCTGTGACTACATTCGTTGGGTGACATCGTATGTTCGCCTGGGAGAAGCCTACAATACGATCGATCGAGATCGAGTATTCAGTTCCACGAAGATCATTCATCCGTACGGTCGTCAGCTTCCTATGCTTAAGCTCGGCCTCGTGAAGACGTTCAACGATTCAACACAGAACTTCTATTACGACGAGGTGCTGAAGGCGAACAATCTGACTCCACAGGCCTACATCAAGCTTGTTCAATCCCATTCTGACTTCAAGGACTGGATCGGAGTGCCTGATAAGTTCCCCACTAAATAATTTTACCATGAAACCATATACGATAGTTACGGATGGAAGCAACAAGGATATTCCGATGGGCATGTCTCGATCTGAGGCCAAACAATACTATGCGGAGATCTGGGGGACGTTTAAGTCCAAGATCGCCGAGCCGATCGTTGAACGCTTTAGAGATAAGTACATTTTGCGCGCGGATCTGGCACCAGGTGGACTAAAAGCCTTTGGCGGAGAGCGAGTGATCGCCGAGACGAATAAGGATACGCTCGTGTACTGCGCCCCTCGCCAGGGTCATGCTCCGGATGCTATTGCGATGCTCGCGGAGATGTATGGTAAGAAGTGCGTCTTCTTCTGTCCGGCATCCTCGGAAGTTTCCAATCATCAAGGATCTCTGGCCGCGTATTCACATGTAGACCTTCGATTCTTCAAGATCGCCGCGATGCCGGTTCTCAACTCATATGCACGTAAGTGGGCCGAGGCCAACAATGCTCAATACCTTCCATTTGGTCTGACCGGAAACCCCATGGTCACGGCTGGCTTGGCCAACATGGCCAATACGATTACAAAAATCATCGGCGATGAGCCCACGGAAATCTGGTGTGCGGTTTCTACTGGCACGATGGTCCGTGCATTGCAGATCGGATGGCCGACGGCTCAAGCATATGGAGTCGCCGTGGCTCGAAACATTCATAAGGGAGAGATCGGCGATGCCAAGGTGGTTTCGGCCACGATGCCATTTTTGACTCCTCATAAGTGTGCCAAGACTATGCCGTTCCCGTCCACGGCCGCATACGATGCCAAGGCATGGGAGGGATTCGTCAAAGACGGAAAGCCAGGTGCGATATTCATCAATGTCGGCTCGGACGCTCACATCAATCGCAACCTCTCGAAGGTTGACGTGAAGCGCATCAACTCTCAGCGCAAGTGGAAAGACTTCGGTGATCTGGACCGCAGTCGCATGTGGAATGAATAATATAAAATATGAATAGAGAAATTAAGTTTAGAGTCTGGTGCAATACCACCAAACATTTTACGGATATTCCATTTTATTCCTGTAGTGGTGGACAATTACTATGGCATCACACAGGCAATCAAATAACAATATCCAATATTGATGATGGCGATTATGTGATTCAACAATACACAGGACTCAAAGATAAAAATGGTAAAGAGATATATGAAGGTGATATTGTAAATTTCACTGAATATGGAATGACTCATGGGCCTGAAGCCGAAAATGTAAAAAATGCTGAGGTGTGGTATTCATCTGAAGATTGTGCGTTTGCTTTTGGAAAATACAAATCTGCAGATTATACATGGTGGTATTCGATGGTGGATGTTTTGTGCGATTTCGAGGTGGTTGGCAACATATTTGAAAATAAGGATTTACTAAAATGAACGATAAAGACACAAATATTAACAAAACAATGGAAGCCCAATCAATCGCGTGTGACCATTCAAAACGTCACTTTCACTGGACTAATACCGCTGAATATCAATTGGAGTATTGTCCTGTTTGTAGCCATATTAGAAATTTTTGGTTTAAGTCGTTTTGGAAAAGATTGAAATCTCTGTTCAAAAATGAGACCCTATAATTTATCTAGATAAGTAATAATTCGGATCGAGATAAAAAAAACAATAAACAATATGAGCAACAAAACATACACACGGGAAAAAACGGTAAAAATCAGTGACTGTCACGGCTACTATCATTGGCTCGTCGAGCAGGATCAACAGGCCCCGGGGTTTGTTACGCTGAAGTACATCGAGAACGAGGAAGACGTAACGACGTTTACGTTCGAGCCTCGCGCGGCTCGTCTGATCGCTGATTCGCTCCTCGAGATCGCCGATTCAGTCGAAGAACGCGAATAACATGAGTCTCGAGCCTTTCATCGAGGGATCCATTCCCTATCGCAACATCGAGTATCCAAATACGACGCAGGTACTATTGAAAGACGGTAAGCCTACGGATTCTTGGATGCGTGAGTGGACTCAAGACGAGAGGCTCGAGAAGTTCTTTGAATTCTGCCGAGAGTTTGATAAGCGAGAAGATCGTCTCCTTCGAGAAGACTATCAGATCTTCTCCCATCGTCTTCATTGGCATGAACATCCTTTCGTGGAGCTCATGACAGGAGTAAAAGACTCTCGTGATCGTCTTTGGTACGCCCTCGTCTTCTCGTTTACCAATGAGCATTGGGGTACTCTAACTCATCTGATGACCCACGGCATCGATAAGACTCGCGAACACTTCAAGCATAATCGCCATGCCCGTTCGGACCTCTTTCAGATCTACTATCCCAAGGGTACGGACGTGAAGGAGTGGCTCCTGACTGGACCGCTGAAAGCGGCGAATGCTCTGCATCATCACCTTACAAACGGCAAGAGGTACACGATGATGCAGTTTGCCAAGATCCTCGAGGCTCACTTCAAGAAGGAACAAAACTTTCGTTCTCCGCTCTATCCGTGTAAGAACACGGCTCGATACGTCGCAATGGCCTATCCTCATCTCGTCGATCCGGAGTCTGTCCTTTTCGGCGGCACCGGACACTTCGACGGCATGCATCAGATCTTCCTCGAGAACGTCAACGGCAAGGTGAAGTATGAGATCGATGCGGACGGCGAGTTCGTTCCAAAGAATCATCAGGCCAACGTGTGGCTTTCTCAGATGAGTTACCTCTGTGAGCATCCAGACAATCCTATGACTTCGCAGAAGATGCTGAACGTAGAGGATAAGTCATGTTTTTTTGCAAAGTCTATTTTTATCCATCATGGCGTAAAACATCCAACGAAGCGTATTCCTTATGATTGGATCTTTCCGATGGATTTCGATCTGGCCAAGCATCCGGAAGGCAAGGTCGTGCTGAATGGGCACACGACGCGTCGTCTCTGGGATAAAAATTACGATCGCGCTACTTTGGAATTTACAGAAGTCTGAAGTGCGATATAATACTTACATGATGAAAGCTCTTGTAACCGCACCCTTCATTCCGATAGTTCCTCGTCTGGCATCCCATCGATCCGCACAAGGCGTCATCTACGCGGATCAGATTCGTCAGACCGGCAAGTATGATCGCGTTGACGTCAATTGGGCCGGTAATGCCCATGAAGATCATAATGAGTATGATGTTGTGTATGTGTATTGGGGTTCCGATTGGACCGGTACACTGAACCTCTTTGGCGGAGTTCAATCCTTTCCATATGCATGGAACATTCGTAACTTCTCGAAGTTCAGAGGGAAGGTGTACTCTCTGGCCGTTGACTTTCCGGCCATCGATGAGATGATTGCCGAACGCATCGAGAATGCTCGAAAGAACTCCAAGGAGATTCAGCCCGAATGGCTCGAGACGGATCTGGCGAATCTCAAGCGCATGCGCCTCGAGTCGACTCGAGTTCGCTTTCCACACGTCACGGACAAGATCGTCATTGGAGACTCTCATGCCATCTGCATGCATCGACCGGGATGGACCGTGAACTCCGTGCCGTTCAAGACTCTGAACGGCGCTCTGAACACTGGCCTGAATACGTTCATCGATGAATTCACGAGCCTTGATAGGGTATCATCTATAGAGTGTTACTTTGGCAACATCGACGTGCGCCATCATCTGTGCCGCATCGAGGGTGATGCCTTTGAAAATGCTACTTCATTGGCCAAAAGATATGTGCAAGCCGTAGATGCATTATCTATTAAAAACAAATCAGTCTATGAACTCCTTCCAATTGAAAATGAGTCACGTAAGCTTCCTAAGACTGGTTACTATAAAGGCAAACCTTTCTGGGGTTCTTGGCAACAAAGAGATGATATTCGCAGAGTATTTAATCGAGATCTTGAAAATCTTTGTAAAGGTAGAGGGATTCGCTTCATTCGTTGGACCGATTACCTTCTAAACTCCAAGGGAGAGCTCGATTTCAAATACATGGAGAAACCTCATTCGATTCACCTCTCTCGAGAGTTCTATCCTCACTGGAATGGTACGTCTGAATTTCCAGTGCCGGACAAGAAAAAGTCTCTGAAGAAGATGAATAAATCAGATATGAACAATCACACGACTATCCTCGAAGAATTCTTTGCATGATTAAACACGCATCCATAGTTCCTCTAATCGGCGGAGAGACCATCGCTCAGCAACTCGAGTTCGACAATACTCGACCGGACTACATCCTCTCGTTCTCTCCATTCAAGGACAATGACGCTCATCTACTCAACTACTACAATAACGAGGTGCCATACTTTCTACTCGATCAGGGTCAGAAGCATTCACACTCGGTTGATGTGGTCAACACGGTCTGTCCATGTAGCGGACTCTCTTCTCTATCACAATCCGCGGCTTCAAATTCCAAGATGAATGAGTGGATGTACCGCTCGGCGGAGTACGTGCTCGAGAACGTTCGTCCTCGTGTTATGTGGGGTGAGAATGCGCCGCGATTGTCGTCCAAGCTTGGTCAGCCGGTCGTTGATCGCCTTCGCAAGATTGGGCACAAGAACGGATACACGTTCTCCATCTTTCGTACGGCCTCTCGCCTTCATGGACTCTCTCAGGTTCGCGAACGCACGTTCTACTTCTTCTGGAAGGAGAAGGATCGTGTTCCTCTCCTCGAGTACACGGACAAGAATGCTAAATCCGAACGTATCGAGGAGACGATTGATCTGGCCAAACGCTGCGCCAAAAACGATCCGATGTTTCAGATTTTAGCCAATGAAAAAGTACCTTCTCAAGATCCTTATTACCGTTACCTGCTCGAGGAAATTCTCGGCGGCATGTCACATCGTCAGTATACTGAGTCGCTAACACGAACGATCAATGTCCTTCGAACGATCGAATCATCCGGACACGACTACATGAAAGTCTCCGAATGGATGGCTCGTAATGGCTTCTCCAAGCACGCCGAAAGATGCAAAACCATGCATCTGAAGCTTGGCATGGGAGGCAACATCATGCGCAAGCAGATCGAGGTTCCATGTGGAGTCATCGGTGCCTTTGTCGGTCACATGCCCACGCATCTGACTCATCATTGCGAGGATCGATTCCTCAATGTCCGCGAAGTCCTCTCCATCATGAAGATGCCTCTGGACTTTCAGCTTCTGAATCCTCTGCGCAATCTTAATCATGTCTGTCAGAACGTTCCGGTTACTACGGCTCGTCATCCGGCTCGCATGGTTCGAAAGTATCTGGAGGGTAAACTTGACTTCGTCAATTCCGACTTTGTGATTCAGGATAATCATCACGATCGCATCGAGAACGCTTCTTCTCTGGAAACATTCTTTTCTTAATAGCTGTACAAACAAATTGGAGTGGTTTATATTAAACAAACAATGAAGATCGATCGAAAGAAACTATATGAGCTTTACATGAAGAAAGTTTCAGACTTCTGTGAAGATGAAGAGAATGACTGGTGTTCTATCGTAACTCCGGAATTGGTCATCAATTTAGTGTCCGACACGCTTGAAGAAAATCATGAAGTAATCATCACATCATCCAAGAAAAAATAATTTATGTCATCAACATCATTACTCGAACGTCTCAAGAAAGCATCCAAGATCGACGGTGCCGAAGTCATGGCCGACTCGAAACTATTCGGCACGAAAGAGTTCACTCGAACCGAAGTGCCCATGATTAACGTGGCCCTTTCGGGTTCTATCGATGGAGGCCTCACTTCTGGCCTCACGGTTCTGGCCGGTCCATCCAAACACTTCAAGACGAGCTTCGGTCTGCTCATGGTCGCTTCGTACTTGAAGCAGCATTCAGATGCCGTGTGCATGTTCTATGACTCCGAGTTCGGATCTCCACAGGCCTACTTCACCTCGTTTGGTATCGACACTTCGCGTGTTCTTCATACTCCCATCACGAATATCGAAGAGCTTAAGTTCGATCTGGTATCTCAGCTTCAAAACATCAATCGTGGTGACAAGGTCATCATCATGATCGACTCGATCGGCAATTTAGCCTCAAAGAAAGAAATCGAGGATGCGATCAATGAGAAGTCCGTAGCCGACATGACTCGAGCCAAGGCGCTCAAGGGTTTGTTCCGCATGGTCACTCCGATGCTATCTTTGAAAGACATTCCTCTTATCGGAATCGCACACATCTACATGACACAGGAGATGTATTCGAAACCTGTCATATCGGGTGGCACTGGAATAGTATATTCCGCCGATACGGCATGGATCATCGGGCGTTCTCAGGACAAAGACGGAGATGAGATGAAGGGCTATCACTTCAACATCAACGTCGAGAAGTCACGCTTCGTCCGTGAGAAGTCCAAGATTCCGATCTCCGTGTCTTGGGAAGGCGGTATCGAACGCAATTCCGGTTTGCTTGATATTGCCGTCGACGGCGGATACGTGCTCAAGCCTCAAGTTGGATGGTATGTCGCACATGATCCAAAGAGCAAGAAGGACCTGAGCAAGAAGCTTCGTGCCGATCAGACCTTCGATGATTCATTTTGGAACACCATCTACGAGAAGACCGACTTCAAAGAATATGTTAAGAATCGTTATGCAATGGGCCACAAAGAGATGCTTGCTACTCGCAAGAGCTCTGGGGCTGAAGACGAATCCGATTGAGGACGTCGACTATCGCATTGGTTTCTTTCAGACTGTACAAGACACCAATGCCGTGATAGAATTACTGACCGGACCCTTCAAGGGAACCGTGTACAGTTACGACTGGGTACGAGTCACTGAAGATCCCGAGCTTGGAGTGGCCAAGCTATCGTTCAACTACACGATCCTTCATAACACTAAGTTCATGAATGATTTGAAGTTTCATCAACATGCCGGCGACATTCTTAGAGAGATTCTGCTGAGTCCCGGATCGAAGATTGGCAAGAAAGAATATAATGGAAAACTTACAGAGACTGATTCTTAAGACGTTTGTGAACGATGAGGCATACTGTCGCAAGGCAATGCCTCACGTGAAGCCCGAGTACTTCGAGGGTGGAGAACGAGTGGCTTACGAGCTCATCCTCGACTTCATTCTCAAGTACAACAAGATTCCGACTTCTCCGGCATTGACCATCGAGCTCGAATCTTCGACCAAGGGATCGCTGGAGACTCGAAATCATGCGGCCGAGGTCATTCGAGAGTTGATTACACCTGAGAAGGTTGATCACGATTGGCTGATTCATCAGACCGAGAAGTGGTGTCAGGAACGTGCGGTCTTTCTGGCCGTCATGGAATCGATCGCGATCATCGATGGTAAACGCAAGGACACGGCTCCGGGAATGATTCCCAACATTCTGCAGAAGGCATTGTCGGTCACGTTCGATACCAACGTCGGTCATGACTACGTCGAGAATGCTCCTCAGCGATACGAGTACTATCACAAAAAGGAATCTCGTATGCCATTCGACATCGAGATGCTGAATGCGATCACTCGTGGTGGTGTTCCCAAGAAGACGCTGAACATCGTTATGGCTGGTGTGAATGTGGGCAAAAGTTTGGTACTCTGTCATCTGGCCGCATCATATCTCTCACAGGGCAAGAATGTGCTCTACATCACGCTCGAGATGTCGGAAGAACGCATCGCCGAACGCATCGATGCCAATCTTTTCGACGTTCCTCTGGAACAGGTAGAAGAGTTACCACGCGATGTCTTCGAGTCCAAGGTCAAAAAGATCGCGGCCAAGACTCATGGCAAGCTGATCATCAAGGAGTATCCTACGGCGGCCGCACATTCCGGTCACTTTCGAGCTCTCCTCAATGAGCTTAAATTGAAGAGAAACTTCATTCCAGAAGTCATATTCGTTGACTACATCGGCATCTGCTCGTCGGCTCGTGTGAAGGGACTGTCGACGGCCGTGAACACAAATTCATTCGTGAAGGCCGTGTCCGAGGAGCTTCGTGGTCTGGCCATCGAGTTCAATGTTCCTCTGTGGACGGCCACGCAGGTCAATCGTATGGGCATGAACTCATCTGATCCCGAGATGACGGATATCGCGGACTCATTCGCTCTGACCGGCACGGCGGACTTCATGCTCTCGTTGACTGAGACTGAGCAGCTCGAGAAGCTTGGTCAATACTTGATCAAGCAACTCAAGAATCGATACAATAACAAGGCCAATAATAAGCGCTTCATTGTCGGAGTAGATAAATCCAAGATGCGACTGTATGACGTCAACAACTCGGGTCAGACCATCATCGGATCCTCGACGCCGGACGGTCCAACATCTCAAACAACAAAGCCCTGGGACAAGGGACGCAAGGCCATATCAATCTCGAACATCAAAGTATAAAACTATGCAAGAACCAAAATTCAAACTCGGCGATTCAGTTCGTAAAATCAAGGGATCATGCTGGAAAGGCATCGTCGTCGGAACCTATTCAACATCGCTGACTCCGGAAGGATATGCCGTCGAATCCTCGACCGAACATGGATCCGTTCAAATCTATCCGGCCGCGGCTCTCGAAAGAGTGGAAATTTGGGATTGATATAAATATGAATATGAATATGAAAAAGTACTTTATTTTAACTTCTCTTTTAATGGCTCTATCGGCTTCAGCCCATAGTCATTTTAACTTCTCAATCGGCATCGTAGCATCACCGGCACCAGTCTATGTCGGCGGAGGCTATAATAGCGATTGCTATCCGAGACCATATTGTTCTCGACCATATTATCAATATGCTCCTATAGTTGTAACTCCAGTCTGCACTGGATATTGGGCAACTGAACGACAGGAAGTATGGGTCATAGACGATCAATATTCTGGTCACTTTGAACCTCGTTTCGTTCGTATATGGGTAGCGTATTAAACATGACCGAGATCATTGTTACGGACATGACGCTTGACGATCTGTTTATTGCCATGCAAACTACGGAAGAAGATCGTGAGCAGGCCAGGCGCTGGATATAATCCGAACGTCGTATAAATACAGCCAGCACACATGAAATCATTCAAAAACTACCTCTCTGAAGGCATCTCACCGGCTGGCCTACACAAGGCGGCCGTGCTGATCAAGTCGTACCTGCATCGCAAGCTCGAGGCCGAGCTCTTTCATTTTCCTGAAGCAGAAGAGTTTAAGAGCGAAGTGGCTGGTCATGGATATGGCATTCGTTTCTTCATTCCGGATGGCAATCGCTCGATCCGCATCAATTGGTCGGCGGCCAACTCGATCGGCCTGACCGGAGTCGAGTCCGCGGACGTCTGGTTGGATTCCAAGACGCCGTATCACATCAAGTTCGACTCGAATCTTTCTTTGGCACAGACTCTTCCGATCATCGCCGACGTGCTGACCGGTGACACCAAGTCCGGTCACTTTCTCACTCCTCCGACCAAGGTGGATCTGAACGAGTCGCTGGACATGAAAGTCGCTTCTGGCCTGATCCTCGAGTCCGTTCATCCCGAGACGGCCTATGACGGCATCGTGGCCATGATCAAGGACAATAACTTGAAGAAGTATGGTCCCGGATCGATCTACGATCAGTATCGTAAGACCGGTGAGCTTATCTTTGCGGCTTTGATCAAGGAATTTCCCAATCTGATCGTCAAGAAGGGGCAGTCATTTGCATGGGCAGGAACGGCCGAAGACGTGCGTGAATTGATCATTGCCAAGTCCAAAGTCTTGGCCGGAATCGGATGCACCGGTGCCTCCGTATCGCGAGGATCTTCCGATGAGCAATACTCCACGGATTCCAAGACCGAGAAGCTGATCGAGCGCTTACCATATAAGACTCAGCTTTCCGATCTGCGCCATTTGATCAAAATGACGATCGGAGGTTCGTCGAATGCTCTCTTCATTGCCGGTCGCGGTGGCGTTGGTAAGACTCATACGGTCGAGGAAGTGCTGCATGAACTCGGCCTCAAGGACGGCGACGGTTATTTCAAGAACACGGGTACGGCTTCTCCTGCCGGTCTGTACACTCTGCTCTTTCGCTACAAGGATGGCGTGATTCTCTTCGATGATTCCGATGACGCGCTGAAGGATCAGGAAGCGCGTAACATTCTGAAGGCGGCGACTGATACCAAGAAGATTCGTAAGCTGGTGTGGAATAAACGCGGATCAAATGTTGTCGATCCGGACGACGACCGTTCGGACGAAGAGATTCTGGATGCCGGTGAGATTCCTCGATACTTCGAGTTCACGGGCAAGGTCATCTTCATCTCGAACCTGAACATGGACAAGCTCGATCCAGACGGAGCAATCAGAACAAGAGCTTTTTTGGTGGATATCAATCCCAGTGATGAAGAGGTTTTCGAGTTCATGGAACAGATCTGTAATAAAATTCCGCTTCAGTCCGGTCTTTCATTGTCTCATGAAGAACGTCTCAGAGTGATCAAGGTGCTTAAAGAAGGTAAGTCTAAGCAGACGGCCAACCTTCGTAAGCTTCAGCGTGGATTGAATATGTATTCTGCAGGCGGTGCTAATCTGAAAGATGATGAACTAGTACGTCTTATTTCGACTTACGCCGCTTGGACATTCTTTATTGGCTTGGCTGCCCTGCAGTTTTTATTTTATTAGCCTGTCGCTTACGATTCCCTTCACTGATGGCTTTTCTATGAGCCTCAGTGAGGGGAGCTCGTTTAACGCCTCTATGTGATTCCGACATCTTACGCTTGGTTTCATCTGAATGTAATGTTCCCAATTTAGCCTGCCGATTCTTTTCATTTTGCTCAGGCGTTCTCTTAATACCGCGAATCTTTTTCGTTCTTTTCTCAATCCATTCAGGAGATTGTTTTTTGCCTTTAGCGGCCTTTGAAAGTTTATTTCGAGCCTGAAGAGAGGTGATTCTGCCGGTCTGTGTATATTCAGGATGGCCATTTGTTTTATTAAAGAATGATAGATTATGCATGGCATCAATGCGACTTAGAAAAGATATTTCATGATTAAATGCATCTTGATAAGTATCAAATAGTCGAATTCGTCGAATAATAAAACTGTCAATTCCTTCTGTTTTAAGAATGTATTTGATTGATCCAGATGAGGTCATATATCCATCATTCGTCATAAACGTTCCAAGATCAGGCTTTTTGCCTTTATAACCGGCATAAAGTTTGCCTGATACGCGATGTTGAATGACATAAAAGAATGGGAGTTTGGGAAGTGAACATAAAAGTTCACGGGAGGGATATCGATAAATATGCATGCTGTGGTTGCTATGTTAATTGTTAAACTGCAGAGCTGGCAGGTAGTTGCATACCGTGGCCAGCATCTTTTATTTATGCAAATCTCAATTTCAAATGATTTGCAGGATCGATCCGTTTCATTCAATTAGATCTCTCCAAGCCCTTGAAAAGACATCTTTGACACAATTAGAACGCAAAAATGATTATTTTCACACAATTAGATCGTAAACTCATACAAGTAGAGATTCTCCTGCACTTTTTTGTTTACAATTCAGGTCTTCATGATAGAATTATCTCAGAATAAAAACAACCTTAACAAATTCAAAATTCACACCAATGAGCACTGAAAATAAAGACATTCCATCCGTGAAATACCTCGTCACCACTCCGATCGAGGTCTCGATACATCGTGTCGGTGAGAATCCGATCTTTGGTCATTCCGTGACAAAGATTCGTATTCAGGATGAGGCAGGCGGACCGTTCATCGTTCTGACTCAGTGTTTCGAAGACTCCGAGGGAAAGTTGAGCTTTGACCTCGATGAGCTTGAGCAGGTTTTGATTCAGGCTCGCAAGCTGATTGCCGCATATCCAAGCGATAAGTAATACTATGGCACGAATATATTTTGAGCAGCCATTCTCAGAGCAGAAAGCTGAACTGATCGCATCCTTGATTCAATATACACTGAATCACCTGGCATCCGATCAGACTCATAGGACGATCATCAATGTGATCGCCGAACGAGGTCTGATGAAGCGCGAAGGCCTATGTGCGGATGTGACTCCAGACAATTTGGTCGGTCATGGTGAGTATACGATTCGAGTGGATCCATCCGTTGATACAAGGCTGAGTCTATTATCAATTGCTCATGAGACGGTTCACATCAAGCAGTTTGTGATTGGAGAACACATGCGAAATCAAGATCCTGCGGAAAACTACTGGGACGATCCGCTCGAGATCGAAGCCTATGGACGAGAGCTCGGGCTGTTTGTTCGTTGGGCCGCCGCAAATGGACATACCAAGAAGTCCTGGGCTCAGGGACTATTCAATTCTTAATTATATGATGAAATACAAACTCACTCCTGAAGACAAGAAGCAGATTCTCGACATGATCGAGCAGGTCGACAAGATACTCGCGATGTTCAAGGAAGGACGAGACGAAGCCAAGACTCCGGAACTGAAGAAGCGATGGACCGAACGCATCGACGCGATGCTCGATGAGCGCATGTGTCTTATGAACGTTCATGATGGAAAGGAAATCAAGGTATGAATTCGAATTCAATTACGTCCGAGGCCGCGAGCTATGAGGTTAAGATCTACATCGCCGGAGACATCACTATGATCAAGCACTTCTGTCAGCATCATTGCGCTGAGGGTGCATGTGTCACGGTCACGCCGACCGAGTACGTCTATACCGGAGGTCGAGAAGCCGGAGCCATCATTGGCCTGATCAACTATCCGCGATTTCCAAAGACTTCAGCGGACATCGACAGCGAGGCCGAGAAGTTGGCCAAAGATCTGATGCATGCTCTGGTTCAAAGGTCATGCACCATCGTCACGCCAGAAAGCTCGTTCTTTTTGCAGAATCCTCAACTAATCAATGTTGGCCGCTAACGCATCGGTAACTCAGTTGGTAGAGTCGCACACTTCCAATGTGCTGGTCGTGGGTTCGAATCCCATCCGATGCTCCAATTTACAATGAAAGATCGCCCTCAATACAAATACTGCTTCATCGACGTCGAGACCAATGGCATCGATCGAAAGACACACAACATCCATCAACTGTCCGCCATCATCACGGACTCGAATCTCAATGAGCTCGAGAAGATCGATCTGAAGTTCTGTCCGTTCATTGTCTTAGCCTCCGATCCAGAAGCCCTGAAGCTCGGCAAGGTTACTCTCGATGAACTCATGGCCAGGCCGATGTCGGCCACGCAGGCTTATGGCCTATTCGTCGAGTTCCTGAGTCGTCACTGTGATAAGTTCGACAAGGCCGATAAGATGCACTTTGTCGGATATAACGCACAGTTCGATGCGGACTTCGTTCGCGAGTTCTTTCGCAAGAACAACGACGAGTTCTTTGGCTCGTGGTTCTGGGTTCCGGCTCTCTGTGTCATGCAAGCCGCGGCATGGTATGTTCAGTCGATTCGCGGGGCGCTGCCCAATTTTAAGCTGAATACGGTATGCAAGTGCGCGGAACTTGGATGGGACGACTCTCAGGCACATGATGCCTCGTACGACATTCGTAAGACCGTCGAACTGTATCGATACCTTCGAGACTTGATTCCGATTGCATGAAGGCACTTGTACGATTCATTCTGGCCTGTATCATGATTTCGATCATCGCGATCGTTTGGTTTCCACTCGCTTTCATGGCCTGGAAGATCATCACATATACGACTCGAAATGAACCACAGGATAATCATCAATCAGACTAATCTATGAAAAATAACATATCATATAATGACATCGAGCTCGATCAGACCGACATTCCTCCGGGACAGATTCGCCGTCGAATCGGAGACGTGTTTAACTATGCCAAGCGGGAATATGTCGTTGAATCCGTATCTGCTTCTCGCGCCGTAGCACGGTGTCTGGCCAAGAGTAAGGCTCCAATCATTAAGAAGCTCAAGGGTATAGATTCAGAAAATACGCTCGATGAGGCTCATGAGACTATTCCAAATATGATCTCGATATCCACCTGCTGCGATCGTCAGGACGTGATTCGTCGCATCGAGAATTATCAATCACCGTCACATCCTTCATCTGCCCCTTGTAAATAAGGACATGCCATCCGCGAAGACTCATGGCCTGCTCTTTCAGCAGGCCTCACTCGACAAGTCATACAAGCTCAACGATCCGTCTTCCATGGAACGCGGCATCACGGCGTTCATGACTTACTTTAATTCTGAGCTCTTTCGCATCGGTGAGCCGATCACGCTAACCATCGCCAACACACCAATTAAGCTCAAGGACATCTATGGCGTCAATCGAGTCTTCAATCATCCTCTCATAGATCTTGATCGCCAGACTCGATCGAAGGCGGATCTGGCCTTCGTTTCTCTGATCAATGGCAAGTTTCAGGAGACGTGCTACTTCTGTCTGGATTGGGTGACAAATCCCTCTCAGATCGACTTCTACTCGGGCCTGTCATTCCATGCCGATGGAGGACGGATCGGCAACATCTCCAAGGATTCAGAGGTCGCGGCATTTCTGCGCCAAGTGGCCAGTCGTTTAATCGACATCACGGAAGGTCAGAAGAGCTTCTTTCTACCTGTAAAGGATCGCAAGCTAGCCGGACGAGCCGTATTTGGTCCATTGTACAAGAGGGATACGAAGAAGAGCAAGGACAATATTGAGTTTCGAAGTGAGGGAAAGGTGTTTCGACTGTCTAAGACCGGAGAGTCTTACACTCTTCGAGCTTCCGTGGGATTCAGGCTTAATGATCGAGATCTGAATATGTACCTGAATGATCAACAGAGGCGTGTGGTTCTATCGGCGGAAGCGATGCCTTCGGCTCGATTCAAGGTGGATGGTAAGGAGTATAAGGGAGTTCGAGTGACTCTGAAGCCTCGAGCGGCCATGAATTCCAAGGCCACGGAACTTCCGGCTTCGATCGAGAAACAAGGAATCTAATAAATAGAAGGACATGAAGAAGACGCTCAATGAATTTCGCGGCCATTGCCTCAAATCGATCGATCCTGAAACGTATGGGCTTGACATAGCATTCATCAATCGTGCGGAGGTCATCATCAACGAGGCCACTTCTGAGAAGTCTGACGTCGACAAACTAGATAAAGAATTCCTCAATCGCGCCGAACACGTGACTCAACTCAATCTAACCGGCACGGACTTTCAGACTCTGAAGAACAAGCGTGAGATTCAATACCTCTTCTGCAAGTACTACTTTCCAAAGTTCCATATATCTAAGACTTTAAAGAGCAAGACGATTAAGAAGGAAGAGTTCAATCACGCATTGGCTGAACTGAAAAACTCCGAGCTCGAAAGCGGCAAATCATTTGCAAGACTATACAACTATGGAGTCAAAGGAATCGGTCCCGGTGAAGTCTTGTTCTACTTCATGTATGACTACGCGACTTTAGGTGGCGGATCTTCGGGTGGAAAAGACATCATGCTTCCGGAAGCCGAGTATGAACTCAAGGCCGTGAAGGTTAAGAAGTCCGGACACGCTTATGACTTTAAGCTCGGAGGTACTTTCTCGACCATCGAAGTCGAGCGCGCATTGATCGATCTGGCCAATCGTGGTGGATTCGAAGTCACTTCCGAGATTCCTGGATCAATCATCGCTGAGCTGAAAGCTAAGTTTCCCAAAGAGTTTCAGAAGATCGAGGAGAAGTTTGGAAAGATCGCTTACGATCATTACTTCAAGAATCACGAGGTCGTGTTCCTTCACAACGTTGAAAACTATCCGAAGATGGGAACGATCGTGGCCGTTAAATCCGTGAAGGCCACGGACGTCTCGATCGAGCGATACACTTCCAAGACTATCAAGCCGCTAGTAAAGATTGAAGCTTCTGACTCAGCCGAATGATGATATGATGACTTTCAAGCAATTCATTCTCGAAGGTTCTGGACATCTAACTCATGTGGAGGATCAGGTCCTCTATGGTGGTATCGAGGGCGCCAAGTCGGCCATTCAGGCTCTTCGTGCGGTTCGTGACTCTCTGACCGGAAAAGGAGCCACGGCTTCCGTCACGGTCAAGTGGGATGGCGCGCCGGCAATTTTCTGTGGTACCGATCCAGCCGATGGTAAGTTCTTCGTGGCCAAGAAGTCGATCTTCAATAAAGTTCCAGAGGTGTATAAGACTCCACAGGACATCGACGATCACATCGAGGCCGGAGATCTCAATAACAAGATGAAGGTCGCTCTGATCGAGTTCTCCAAGCTTGGCATTCGAGGAATCATTCAAGGAGATTTGCTCTTCACGTCCGACACTCTGAAGCGTCAGAAGATTCAAGGTCGAGACTACGTCACCTTTCATCCAAACACGATCGTTTACGCGGTTCCACTCGATTCATCGGAAGCCAAGGCTATCATGGCCGCCAAGATCGGCGTGGTGTTTCATACGTCATATACCGGTAAGCTGAGTGCACTCCATGCTTCTCCGGGAGTAGACACCAAATCGTTTAAGCGAATTCCTTCGATCTGGTGGCGCACGGCGGATCTCAAGGGTATCGGCACGGAGAAGGTATCATCCACCGCAGACCTCGGTAAAGTCGATGCGACTCTCAAGGAAGCCGAGGCCACTCTCAAGTCCATTCCGTCCTCGATTCTAAAAGCCTTGCAATCCAATCCTGATCTGGCTCAGACCATCGAGACCTTTGCTAATTCGAAGGTTCGTGCGGGCCGAGAGATCGATGATCCACAGAAGCATGCCACGGAGCTCGTGGCCTGGATGAACGCTCGCTTCGATCGGGAAGTGGCTTCGAAGAAGACCGAGAAGGGTAAGCAGGCCGTCAATGCACGACGTCAGATCACGTTCGACTTCTTCTCCAGAGAGAATCTGTCAAACATCGTCAAGGCATTCAAGCTTCAGGCTCAACTGGTGGGAGCCAAGAAGGAATTGATTGCTCAGCTAAATCGTCTTGGAGGAATCTCGACGTTTCTGAAGACCAAGGATGGATACGAACGAACCGGACAGGAAGGCTACGTGGTCGGAACCAAGGCCGGAACCGTCAAGCTGGTCGATCGACTGGAGTTCTCCAAAGCTAACTTCAGTCCAGACGTGGTTAAAGGCTGGCAACGTTGAATTCGTATAAATAACGAAATAGACATGGCTCAAGACTCATCCAAAGTCAACTTCAAGGATCTCACATCGGTAGACTACACAGGTGAGTATCTGAACGATGACGGCCTCTTGAACTATCAGTACGTCAAGCGTCGGCGTGGACTTCGTGAGCAAGGCCTGCCGTATCGACGGGCCAACTCGCGACGCCTCGTTGAGCGTGCCGAGAGACGAGCTCGACGGCCCTATCTGA